TGGTTAGGACCATTTACCTCTTCTGTAAATCTACCGCTGTTATAAAGATTGTTAATATAATTTACAGTATCATTCAGATCATCTATAAACCATCCATAGTGATGATTCTTTCTTCTAGTAAGATAGCTTTTAGCTTGAGCTTGAGAATTCCACTCTTTGCGTCCATATCTTGTCCCAGTCTTTGGGTTATATATCACGTAAGTTACTGATTTTTCGTTATTTATTGTTGTCATAAGTGCCTCCTTTGGCTGTTTGTTTGTAAACAATGAATACATATTAATGCCATACTATATGTAGTGTCAACAAATTTCTGCAATTATTTTTTTGATCTATAGAAATGTTTGTCTTGATCCTGTATCTTTATTTCATTATCAACAGAACTTTTATCTGAAAGAAATGGATACATCAGGAATAGAAATGCGTATAGCAAACCTTGAGAAACATATGGAAGAGGTCCTTTCATTTGTAAGGCACATACCAGTGCTTGAAGAAAGGGTTGGAAGATCATTGAGCCAGTCTTCAGATCATGAGATCAGACTAAGGACTCTTGAGAAATCACAGATGAGAGATAACGTGCAATCCAAGTGGGCTGAAAGAATTATTGGCGGTGTTGCAATTGGTTCTATCATGGGAATTGGCGGAGCAATATTTACTTATGTTCTTTAAGAAAAACGATCAAGCGGACGCAACGCTGGAGAGATTCGCATACTTGCCTGATGGGACTCTTGGCAAACTAACAATAGATGATCAGGTCTTTTGGATCGCGGAGCGTCCTTGGCGGGGAAATAAAAAAGAGGTCAGCTGTATACCAACAGGCACATATACATGTAAGGCATATACATCAAAAAGATTTGGTGAAACATTCGAGATCACAGACGTAGAAGACAGAACATACATACTATTCCATGTAGGCAACTTTCCTGAGAAGGACTCACACGGATGTCTTCTTGTAGGCGAGAGCTTAATGAAAGGAACCACCGCAGTATCATCAAGCAAGGTGGCAATGAAACGATTCAGGGAAACACTCAAAGATGTTGAAGAGTTCGAGATCGAAGTCAAAGACACAACACCATACGACTGGTCATAAGACTAGGACGTGCAAGACTTGTTTAATCAACAAGCATATAGATGACTATGAGGTAGCCAAGGGCTACAAGAGAAGAGAATGTCGAACCTGCCGTTCCGCGGGGAAAAGAAAAAAGATCAGCAATAGTCCATATCTTTATATAAACAACCTACACGGACAACTAGCATATAGAAGGAAGAAGACACACGACTTCAGTGTAGAGAGAGAAGACCTACATGATCTATATGATAGACAGGAAGGAAGATGCCAGTACTCAGGAATTGTCATGACTCACATTAAGGATGGATCAGGCAAGCACCTTAGTAATATCTCTATTGAAAGAGTCGATAACGGTGTTGGATATGTGAAGGATAATATAGCTCTTGTCTGTCTTGCCTGTAATATGATGAAGTACACCTTGGACTTAAAAGAATTGCTGAATTGGTGTAAAATTATTACTAAACATAACGAGGATTTATTATGACCATAAAGGACAAATCATTAATGCAAAGGAAGGCGGAGTTCGTCCAGCATTTCTTAGTAACAAAGAACGCAACTGAGTCAGCAAAGAGGACAGGATATTCTGAGGCATCTGCTTATAATCAAGGGCACAGATTGATGAACGATGACGAGGTTCAAAAAATGCTTGCATTTGAGTTAGCTGAGTCCAAGGAACGCAACCTCAAGGATCATGACAGCATCATAGAGCGTCTCAAAGAGGAAGCCCTTGGTGATGTCAACGGTCATACAGCAGGCTCTAGAGTAAAGGCTTTAGAGCTCCTCATGAAGTATTATCAGATGATTGATTCTGCTCAAAAGGTCGAGCTTTCAATGAAGGATTCTTGGTTTGATTCGCTGGATTTTGTGAAGGAAGAGGATCACCTTAATTAGGTGATACTTCCTTCCAATAAAAACATGTCGACATCAAGAAACCCTGTATTAATAGGGGCTGGGGGTGCTGGACAAGGTACCTCATATACATATATACCTATGTATCCCTTTGTCCTTATGGGGGGTATGTAATTTTGCAAACGGAAATCGAAAAATCAAAATATAAAAAAATTATAAATACCTTTAAAACGAATCTCAGCCTTTACGCAAAGCATTGTTTAAAAATTATAGACAAACAGGGAAAGCTAATCTCTTTTGAATTTAATGCTGCACAACAATTACTAGACGATCAGATTAATAAACAGTATGCAGAAAGAGGCAATGTAAGAATTCTCATCTTAAAGTCTCGTCAAACGGGTATATCGACCTATTGCCAGGCACGAGGTTTCTGGAAGACAGTATCTGCACAAAACCAAAATGCGGTAGTAGTATCCCATCTTAATGAATCCACTAAGGCTATCTTTGGAATGGTGCGTAATTTCTATGATAATTTACCCAACCCCCTTGTCACACCAGAGCTCAAGGAGCATACAAATAACTCAATGGCGTTTACGCATGGCTCGCGATGGAGAATTGCGACCGCGAGAACGGGAGAGGTTGGTCGTGGCTGGACAACAAACTACTTGCATGGATCTGAGGTAGCCTTCTATCCCAACTCAGATATTATTCCAGGGTTGCTACAAACAGTCCCCGAAGCAGAGTCCGAAATATTATTGGAGTCTACCGCGAATGGAGCGGGTGGATGGTTCTACGATGCATGCATGCGATCCTTGCGTGGCGAGGGCGAATGGGAAATATGTTTTATACCTTGGTTCATGATGCCAGACTACAAGCGTAAGGTTGATCCATACTTTGAATTAGAACGCGAAGAAGAAGATATCAAGCGTATGTTTGATCTCAGTGATGAGCAAATAATGTTTAGGCGTTTAAAGATACAGGAGCTTGGCGGCGAAGACCTGTTCAGGCAAGAATATCCCTCTACCCCGCAAGAAGCGTTTCTGACTACAGGTAGATTATTTGTAGAGCCTAAGTTCATAGACCAGGCGGCAGTTGAATGCTATACCCCCGTTGCACGCTACGATGTCCGCGATACTGAGCTTGTCCCCCATGCGAAGGGGCTGCTAAAAATTTTCGAGAATCCAAAGGATTCTCTAAGATACTGTATTGGTGTTGATGTTGCGGAGGGATTGGAGCATGGCGACTACTCGGTAATACAGGTACTAGATCACTTGGGAAACCAGGTTGCGACTTGGAGTGGGCATGTTGACCCGTTCGACCTTGCGGCGATAGTTTGTAAGATTGGAATTTACTACAACAAAGCATGGACTTTAATTGAAAGAAACAATCATGGTCTAACTACAATAAGAAAAGCACAGGAATTAAACTACCCAAATCTATTTGTAGAACAAACCGTTGACGATGCCTATGTTGATAAAATGACAAGGCGTGCAGGTTTCTTAACAACCAGCAAGACAAAGCCATTAATTATTGATAACTTAGCACACTTACTTCGCCAAGGAGAAAGTGGTATAGTTGATATGGAGCTTATAGACGAACTGCGAACTTATGTGGTAGACGCTAGAGGAATAACAAATGCACAGAATGGTTGTTATGATGATAGAATAATGGCATACGCAATTGCTTTGTTTGGTTTGAATAGCATGCCAAGGAAGCACAGGCAGAATTTTAAAAGAACAAAAAAACAATATTTTTAAATGAAGATAAAAAACGAACTAGAACCAGGGGGGATTTCAGCAGCGGTTGATACAGACGATCAAGAGCAGACTGAATTAAATTCCCTAGGACAAATATTACAATCCAAATACACAGAGTATAAAGATGCTCGTGATGATATAGAGGATGATTGGATAGAAGACTTGCGAGCATTCATGGGTCAATACGATCCAGATGTTCTTGCGAAGATTCAATCCAAGGGAGACAGATCCCAAGTCTATGTCGGCTTAACAAGAACCAAGGTACTTGCAGCCTTCTCAAGAATGACTGATCTTTTATTTCAACCAGGACAAAAATTCTTTTCAATAGAAGCAACACCTATAACCAAACAACCCTTTGTCGAAAAGGAACTTACTGAACAAGCCGCGTTAGAAATAATGCAGGCTGCTGAAGTTGTAGATCCAGGACTTGTTGATGATTTAATTCAGGCAAGACTTAATGAATTAGAAACAGAGCTTGCGGAAGAAACAGAAAGAAGAGTAGAGAACATGGAAGAGGCAATACTTGACCAGGCTCTCGAAGGAAACTTAGAAGGCAAAATGAAGGATGCAATCATGGAGCAGGTCATCTTTGGTACTGGAGCAATGAAGGCTGGTACTCTTAGAGTTGAGAAAGACCATAAGTGGGTTAAGACAGAAGAAGGTTTTGCGTTAGTATATGAGGAAAGCCCAATGCCCGAAATGGAGGCTGTATCTATATTTGATTTATACCCAGATCCTTTCGCTACATCTATGGATGATATGCGAGACATTTTTAGAAGACATATTATATCCCGACAGGAGTTCGTAGACCTTAAAGACTTCCCAGGTTTCAATAAAGACATGATTGAGGAATGCCTTGAACATTATCCAGAAGGAAACCATGACGAAGAGCAACACGAGAAAGACAGAAGAGACATAGCCAATGTTAATGACAGATCTACAGAAACAAACAAGTTTGAAATTACAGAGTTCTGGGGTTCATTAAACGGTCATGATCTTGAAGAGGTAGGTATAGAGTTTGAAGGCGATGCTGATTTATCACAAGAGTATAGTGCTAATGTGTGGACTGTAGGCGGCAAAGTAATTAAAGCACAACTCAACCCGCTTCCAGGT